AAGGATTTGGCTCAAACGCAATAACTTTTTTAAAATCATTTACAAATGGAACAGAAGTGTCTCCATCAAGAGCACCAACATCTATGTATGTTCTAAAATTTTTAATAAAAGGCCACGCCCATTCTTTTATTTTGCGAACGCTCATTAACCTTTTCTACCATTGTGAAAAATATCTTTTTCATTGATTACTCTAAACTTAAACCCTTTGTTCTTACACCACATTTGAGCACTCATCCATTTGGCTTTGTTTATAATCAATTGTGCTTGATTGTATCTATTCTTTCCAACTTTCTCTACCAGTGTTTGATTTTCTGGTTTTATTTCTATCACTTCTGCGTGTGGCTTCCCATTTTTATCTGTGTATGCAATAAAAAAATCAGGAACATAAATTGTGTATTTGCCTGTGAGTGGATGTTTATACGGAATCTTTATCGATTCGTTAGCCCATTTTTGTATGCTAGGACTTTCGTCACAAAATCTCATAAATGCAAATTCCCAACTGCTACGATACAATGGAGTTCTTCCTCCAATGTACTTGTCTGGAAATTTCATTTGGAATCTACCTTGAGCGAACTTCGCCATTGGATTATACCACTATGTTTCTTTTTTCAGATAAACTGTTTTCAGTTTTTACTTTGTATCCAAGGGAAGATGTGTTTGATCTGTTATGGTTTAAAATTTCTGTTACAATATAACTCAATTGAACTTTATCCATACCTTTAAGTGTATCTAACAATTCAAAAACTTTTACTCCGTCAATTTTAGCCTGTTGTAGTATCACCGTGGCAGTTGAAATACTTGCCGTTCTATCAAAACCTCTTGATTCAAAAAATCCAACCACAGCATCAACATCATTGCTTGGAAAAGAAAGAGTATCATTGAAATAATTATTGAAAAATTCTTTTACTGGTCGATTGCTATCGTTGTTGTTACTTGGTAAATTTGACATTATCTATTCCTTATTAATGCTTTTGTTACTGCTTTTAAACCTGAACCAATATTTGAAGCACTTCTTCCTATAAATGTGTTAGGCACACCGTAGGCTTGATCTGCTGTGTTTCCTATTCTTCCAATGGCTCCTGTTAATATATTGAAACCTTCTTGTTTTAATCCTTCTTTTGATAAATTTTTAGCATTTTTTAATCTGTTGGCAGTTCGTATTATTGAACCCAATGTGATTCCTCCTCTACCTCCACCTAATTGACTACCAATGTATGTATATGGTCCGTCGTTGGCTCCAAACAGACCTGAAAGAATTCCTCCTGTACCTAATAAACTTGTGGATCCTCCACCTGATAAAGAATTAGGTGATGGGGTTTTATCGTAATGCTCTTGACCAAATCCTGCTGGAGCACCGTTGGCTTGAACTCTGCCTCTTGAATAAAACACTGCTTCATATTCCACAGTCATCTGATTCTGTACTGGTGCAGACTCTTGATTGTTCATTGTGTCGTGTTGCCATCTTTGCACAATTGGATTTACCAGCGTATAGCAAGTGTAAGTTTTTCTTGCCATTTGATAAATCTGTATGCTGGTAAAAAATGGAATGTTAGCATCATTATCTAAACCAAATCTGTTTTGTGTGTTCTTGTTGTTGGTCAATCCACCGCTTTTGCTGTATGATCTGTTTGTGTTTGTAGATTGATTTCCTTGAGTATCTTTTGATCCATAATTTCCGTCATTGTAATAATATCTATAATATGTTTCCCAAAGAGCAGTTGTTACTCCATAATTGTCATCATGAAATGTGATGTTGATTGGATCGTATGAAATTTTTGTTTGTATTTTTCTTTTTACATTGTACTGTTGTGCAGTTACCATGTCCACAGTGTATTGTGGCAAGTCCACTGATTTTACCAACATATTCAATTCACGTTGATGATTGCTTAATGGTGGATCAGTTACTTTTGCTTGTGGGTTTATGTTGAATACAACATGGTATAAAAACTTTTGTTTGGGTGCTAATCTAAAACTGTCATCAACATACAATCTTGATGCGTGAGCAAAATCTGCCAAATTACCTTTTGGATTCAAGGTACCTTTGAACACATTATCTAAAAACCCTTTGAGTAAATTTGCCATATACTGTATTTATGTACGGGAAAAATGTGATGTTTTAAAAACAAAAAAGGGGCCGAAGCCCCTTATTGCTTTATAAATGCTTACGAAAATTACGCACCGCCGCCTGTAATTAAAGTGTTTACAGTTCTGCCTACAGCAGTTCCTACGCCAGTACCTTGAGGTGTTTGTATAGCATTATCATATCTTAGTGATAATGTTACTGTTACAGGGTCACTTGTACCATATGCTAATTGGTTATAGTTTGCGTTTTCAATGTAGCAACCATATAGTTCAAATGTTTCTAAAACATTAACTTGGTTGGCACCATTCGCACCGTCTGTAATTTCTATTCTTGTAACGAATTTGTAATCGCTACCTGAAGCCGCCGCACTCATTTCAAAGAAGTCAAATTGTTTTTGTAATTGTTCACCAACAAGTTTTTGAACATTGTTAGAAACATCTTCTCTTAATGTAAGTGTTACAGTTTCCCAACTGTGTTTACCTGCTAGATATACTTTTGAGTTGTAAACATCAATTGTTGTTGTTTCGAAAGTTAAATTGGGTCTTGTTACATCTACAACTTGTTTTGTAAGTTCAGTAGTTGGTGTAGATACACCAAAGTTTTCAAGACTTACTCTAAAACGATACTGTAACTTTGGCATTAACAGACCTTGATTAGAAGCAGATTGGTTACTGTCTAAAGGTACTGTAATTTTTGATAGTGTAGATATACTCATTTGTTTCTCCTATAATATTTATCTTATTATAATCCTGCTATTTCACCAGTGTTTTTCAATCTTAATGGTACGTAGATGAACTCAACTGCTTTGACTGGTTCAATTGCAATATCCAAGTACAACTCGTTTCTGTCTATTCTTGTAGGTGTGTTGTTTGATTCATCACACACAACTAAGAAGTCATAGATTGCTCTATTACCCACTAGTTCTAGTAATAAACTTTCTGCTTGAGCCTTGATTTCATCTCTTGTGATTTTATCATTTGGTTCAAACACATAAGGTCTTGCCAATTTGTTCAATTGACTTCTTAAGTAGATTACTAATCTAGCAACGTTGATTCTGTCTAGTGCAGAACTTCCAGCAAATCTAGTTTTTTGTCCGTAGTTCACTAAACCAGCACCTGTTATGAAAGTGATTGGGTTTACATTGTTTGTGTACAATGTGTCTCTTTGACCTTCATTTAATGCTGTTGAAACAAATTCACCTTCGCTGTTGATATAACCTGTTGCTGAAGCGTTTGTAATTCCACCTCTTCTAGTTCCTGCTGGAGCAAACCATGGGAAACTAACCTGATCACTTAACGCAATAGTTCTTAACATCATGTGTGATGCTGGAACAACTACATTGTTACCAAAGTTGTCTGAAGTGAAACCTGATGGATAAAACACACCCAAGTATGAGTCTGTGCTTACTAAACCATTGTCGTTATCTTCAACTGCTTTTTTAACATTTGATGCCCAATCTTGTAAAGTTGTTGCATCTGGTGTTAATCTCATTGGTGAGTCACCAACTATAAATGCTGATAATCCTCTATCATTGTTTAGTGAAATCATTTCACCAATCAATTCTGGATAACCAGGTGTTGCCATTAAATTGAACAATCTAGATTCGTCATCTCTAATTTCTTGATTAGAGTTAACCATTGCTTGTAAAGATTGTATAATAACTTTTCTTTGTGCTTTTCTGCCAAACGAACCTGCACCGTCTACTTGGTTTGCTGATTCAGTTACCCATTTGTGTGGATAGTAACTTGACATTAGAGAGTCTTTGTCTGAACCTCTTGTGTTTCTTGCTGTTACATCAACATGATTTCTCACAAATTTCTTAACATTAAATCCAGAACGTCTTAGGTTCCATAACAACATACCTTTTGGATATAATGCTGGATCTGGAGCATCTGTGTCTAAGTAATCACTTGCTAATAATTCAGCGATTGTAGCCGCAGTTGAATTAGCACCTGCTGTACTCCATCTCGCATCAGCAAACAATATTCCGTTTTCTGTTGTTTGATCAGTTTTGTCAACTTCAACCCATTTCAAAGTAGAAGCATTCCATTTGTAAATTGTTGGATAGTTTTCTAAGTCTGCTGTTGAAATCCATAAGTCACCTTCTACAAGTGCTGTTCCATCTGATTGTGTAGTTGGAGCAGTTGATTTAACTTGTGGACCTGCTGGATCTGAACTTGATACTGCTGAGTATCCTTTCCAGTCTGTACCGTTGTGATACATTATATCAACTTCATCAACAATTGATGAATACCATAATTGACCGTCTGCCGCAGTTGTTGTTACTGCTGTGTCACTTGGTGTGTAAGATAAAATTTTCCAGTTAGTTGCTCTAAAGTTTGAACCATCTGTGTATAAGTTTGGTGTTCCTGCTTTTGTCACATAATTGTATGCTGAGAATCCCATAGAAGCAAATACACCTGATGTATCTACTATCACAAAGTCTCCGCCTTTTGTATGTTCAATTACTACTCTGTTAGTTGCATCAACACTTGCTTTAATGTTTGTAAAGCCTGCGCCATTGATTTGACCAGCAATTAAATCTGCGTCAGTTGCCGCTCCTGTTGGAGTTACACTAACAGTGATTGCTGAATTTAAAGCCGCTTGACCAACAATTGATTCAGCAATAGTAAATGATTGAGCACCAGTTGAAACTTGTGCCGCTATCACTGAACTTGTGATTGCTGTTGAACCTGTTGATTCTCTTCTGTGAATAGTTTGATCTAAACCAGTTGCAGAATTTTCCCAATCAATATACAGATCGCCTACAGCAAGATTTAATCCGCCGCCTGCTCTATCTAAATTGTATAAAGCCTCTTCGTTACTTGCGTAAATTGGTGCGGAAATAGTTTCCCATAATTTTGTAGTACCGTTGAATTTTTTAACTGCCCAAACAGCCCCTGAATTAGGAGTAGTTGTTTTAACCCAAACAGAACCAGTTGGTCTTGGATTCGAATCTGTTGATTTGAATGCTGGAACTGAAGTGTGTGGACCAGTTGATAATGCTGGAACATAGTAAGTACCAGGAGCAATACCTAATGCTATTGATGTGTCTAATGTACCACTTGCAATTTGAATGTCAGCATCTGCCGAACCATTGTAATAAATCGCTAATAAACCACCAACTGCTCTTGCTGATAAACCTGAAACACCTGCTCCTGAAATATCTGCCGCAACTTGCGTTACTGTTGTACCTGTTGTTGTGATTGTTGTCACACCAGCATTAATAGTGATTGTAAAGTTTGTACCTGAACCAATAACACCTGTGTAACCTGCTGTTGCTGTAGAACCAGAAACAGTTGGATTTGATCCAACCCAGTCTGCTGTTCCAACTGCTACCCAGTCACCGTTGTATTTTTTATAATACATTGTGTTAGCATCGTCAGTAGCCACGATAGCATAATCGCCTGCTTGTCCAAAAGAGTTTTTAGGAATGCCTGCTGATACAAATGCTGTGTCTGTGATTACGTGAGGTATTTTGTTTGTGAATGTTTGTCCGCCTGTTGTTGATGCAGAAGCACCATTCCATTCAAAAATTCCAAATTTAGAGTTTGCTGTGTCAAACCAGTATGTACCTGATTCTGGATTAGCCGCCGGTGCTGTTGCACTTGCTTCTAATTGTCCTAAGTTAATATCTGCTCTTACAACATATGCTCTGTTGGCTACACCTAAATAAGAATAAGCCGCTTGTAATCCGTATTCATTTGTTTCACCACCGTGTATAGGATTATTACTTGCGTCAGTTTTAAAAACTGGATCGCCAAATGTTTCTGCTAATTCTCTTTGTGAAGTCATCAAGTATACTTTGCCTGCGTTAGCGGCTAATGTACCTTGTGCTGTTCCTGTTCCTGAACTGTTTGTTTTATCTTGTGCCGAAGCAACAAATATCATTGGGACTGTGCCCGGTTCTGCTGGTGTGTAGAAACTTTCGTCTATTACACTAACCTGTACTCCTGGTGAAACTAATGCCATTTTCTTTATCTCCTATTAAAGTGGTAAAACTTTATTATTGTTAGTATTTATGACAAATGCTCAAATCGTGCTGTATTACACGTCGAAGAAAAGGGACAGAAAAGGGCAGGTAAATAAGCATATATGAGACCATTATGCAACAAATGTAACCAAAGACCGTCAGCAGTCAACTATAAAAAAGGTGATAAAACCTATTATAGAAAACAGTGTGAACAGTGTTTGCGTTATGGAGGTCCTAGCGGATATATGCCCAAGTGGCACGTTGCTGGATATAGAATTAATAAAAAATGTGATAAATGCGGACACAAAAGTGATTACGAATCACACTTTAACGTGTTTCATATAGACGGGGATCTTAATAATTGTAAATTTAATAATTTAAAGACAGTGTGTGCTAATTGCCAAAGATCTTTACACCTTGAAGGAATCCGTTGGAAACAAGGCGATCTTGTACCTGATTTTTAAGTTGAGCAATAGTACTGTTGTTGGACAATTCAGCATCAAATTTTGTGTTGGCCCATGCCCATTCTGATGGATGTACATCTTTAGGTTTTTGACCTATGTCTTGATACATTCTAAACCATATAGGAAGTTGTCCTCGTTTTATCCACCAAACTTCACCTTTAATATCTTTAATCATTTCTGCTTCATTTTCAAAACGTACATCTGGTATAACCCAATTTATTTGAGGATTGTCTATGATTTTCTTTTTGGCAAGACTTACCCATACACCATCATAAAACCCATCACGCATACACTCTGTGCCAAACACTTGAAGCACAAATCTAGGAGTGATATCACGACCCATTTCTTTGCTCCAGAAAGGATCTAATTGTTCTCTCCAGGCTCTGCTCTCGTCTGTTTTACCATCCAACAAGTTTCTGTCCCAATCAAACATTTCTGCCACAGAATCTTTTAACTTGTCAGCAAACGACAACTTTACAAAGTTATGATCGTTCACAAGATAATCAGCAATGGTATCTTTGCCTGATCCAATCAAGCCACATATTCCTATAATCATAATTCTAATTGTTTAGTGCCTACACCTAGTTTTCCTCTAACAAAACAATTGAATGCTAGACTCCATCTAATTTTACTAGATTCTTGTGGAGGAACAGTGTGTTCTAACCAAGAAGGAAAAATAAACAAATCACCTGAAGTAGGATTAAATCCATAGTAATCTAGATTGTATTGATTGTTGTTAGTATTTTTAAAGGTTGGTTGAAAAGTGGAATGAAAAAGATTAGTATGAAAATAAGGTTTATTAAAAATAATAGGAGCAGACGTTTCATCGCTTTCAATATAGTATACTCCGCTGATCATTGCGTTTGGATGAGAATGTTGATGATTTCTATCTTCTTTTCCATATTTGTTTATCCAACTGGTAGTTAATTCAAATGTTTGCTCAATATCTAGAATTTCTCTTGTGAAGTGGTTTACTGATTCTAAAATTTTATGTTTAAGTTTTTTAATTTGTGGTTGGTCCAAAACTTTCATTCCTGCATTTTTTGGTTCTTCGTCAGCATTGTATAAACCGACACTCTGTGGAGGAAAATGTAAATTCTTTACCCAAGTTTTTTCAATCGGATCCATAACACCTATATTGGTTTTGTGCAAAGGCACAGAAAATAAAGGTATTGTTTGATGAGTCATACAGTAATATTACTATATGTTTATTGAATTGTCAACTAAGAATTAACCAATTGTGAAGGAATATCCAACACCACCACTAGTTTGTGTTTTCACTTCCAATTCTAAACGTTCCATTTCTGCTTGAGCTTCTTGTTTAAGAGCGTCACCGTTTAGTGAAGTACCACCTTGTGGACCTGCTATGGTATTAAATTTGCTTCTGGCTTCGCCTAACATAAATTTAGATTTTGCCAAAGTGTAATCTTTTAACCATTTTTTTGCCAAATAATCTTTAAGTAGTTCTGAATCTGGTCTGTAATTATAGCACTCTAACAGTACTTCTTCGCCTGCTCTTGGTCTTTGAAGAATTGTTAATTTGTGAGTGGTTGGATTCCATTTGAATTCAATGAAGGATCCAAACATACGTCCTACTAATTCCTGATGTTGAGCAAACATATTATACGTTGCAACTCCACCCATATTTGAACTGGCTAATAGATAAGTGTTTGTGTACGCAAGATTGAACGGTTCAAAAACTGTACCACCTTGACCACCTCCAGAACGTGATCCAATTGATCTTCTAAAAATTTGTCTTACTTCTATAACTTCATTTGGCAAGATATAGTCATTTTGATCCAATATCAGTGGCAAAAACATATAACTTTCTTCTACTGAATTGTCTGATCTCTGTCTAAATCTATCCAAAGCGTCTTGCAATGCTGTTTCGTAGTGTGCTGGATCCAGTTCTACATCGACCATACCACCGCCTAGGCTGGTGTATACGTAATCAAATATCTCTTGCTTTTGTGTGGTCAAATCGCTCATACAGTTTTCCTTATACATATTTATCGTCCGATAAATATATGTCTATGCCAAGATTAAGTCTTTATAAACCAGAAAAAGGGAACGATTACACATTTTTAGACAAAACAGTGGTCGAAATGTTCACTGTGGGCGGTACCGACGTATTTGTTCACAAATACCTAGGACCTAAAAATCCAGACGAAGCAGATGCCACTGCGGCACAGCCTAGATATGATGCTGTCAAAGAAACTAACATACAAGATATGTTATTCCTGGAGAATAGAGATAGAAAATACGATCAAGATGTTTATAGTATAAGAGGCATCTATAACGTTCAAGATATTGACTTCGATATGAGTCAGTTTGGATTATTTTTACAGAATGATACATTATTCATGACTATACCAATCACAACCAGTGTGAAAACTCTTGGCAGAAAAGTGATGCCAGGTGATGTTTTTGAATTACCACATTTAAAAGATGAATATGCATTGAATGATTTCAATGTAGCATTGAAAAGATTTTATGTTGTAGAAGATGTTAACAGAGCGGCAGAAGGTTTTTCACAAACTTGGTATCCTCATTTATATAGAGTAAAACTAAAACAAATATACGATTCACAAGAATTTAAAGAAATATTAGATAAAGATGCAGGAGCAGGTAATGGACAGACATTAAGAGATGTACTGTCTACATATGAAGCAGAAATGCAAATTAATAATGCTGTGGTGGCTCAGGCACAAGCAGATGCTCCTAAATCAGGATATGACATTGCTCATTTCTATACATTACAAGTTGATGATAAAGGTAAACCTGAATTAGTAACCACAGATATTTCAACATTAGATACTTCAACTGCTAACACACTTACAGATAGAGTAAATCAAACTCCTACTAAAGAAGGCTATGATGGATATCTATTGGGAGATGGTGTTCCACCTAATGGTGAACAGTTTGGATTTGGCATATCATTTCCAGCACAGTCCGATAAAGGCAGTTATTTTTTAAGAACAGATTTTTTACCAAACAGATTATTTAGATACGATGGTGGTCGTTGGGTTAAAATGGAAGATAATGTGCGTATGACATTATCTAACACTGACACAAGAAGTAATTTAAAAGGCACATTTGTAAACAATACTAAAACATCAACCATTGCTGGAGAAACTGTTACAGAAAGACAGAGTTTATCCAAAGCACTCAGACCAAAGGCGGATAATTAATGCAGTTTTTCTACGACGGACAGATTAGAAGATATATTACTCAAATTATTAGACTGATGAGTAATTTTTCATACAAAGATGGTAGTGGTAATTTAAAAACAATACCTGTTATGTATGGTGATATTTCTAGACAGGTTGGACACATCATAAGAGACAATTCAGAAAACAAACTGCCTTCAGTACCAAGAATGGGAGTATATGTTACGAATTTAGAAATGGATAGAACTCGTTTGTCTGATGCTAGTTTTGTAAGTAAAATTCATATCAGAGAAAGAGCATACGACAGTAACAATAATGAATATCTAAATACACAAGGCAAAAATGTTACTGTGGAACGTTTAATGCCTACACCATACACACTGACATTAAATGTGGATATTTGGACATCAAATACTGAACAAAAATTACAAATAATGGAACAAATAATGATGTTGTTTAATCCATCATTAGAAATACAAACCACAGACAACTATGTGGATTGGACGAGTTTAAGTGTGGTCGAATTAGCAAATATTAATTTTTCTTCTAGAACTATTCCACTAGGTACTGAAACAGAAGTTGATGTTGCTACATTAGGATTTACAACTCCAATATATATTTCACCTCCTACAAAGGTTAAGAAACTTGGAGTTATTACTCATATAATCACAAGTATATTCAATGAACAATCTGGCAATATTGATCTAAGTCAAACAATGCCAGAATTAAAAGCATATCAAGACGGTTATGAAAACAGTATTAAATTAGATGACAAAGGTAATGCTGTTAGAAAAGACACTGATGCTGTATTAGGCACAACAGGAATTAATTATGACATCTATGTGTTAGGCAGTGTGGCACAAATAGTAACCAAAGGTGTAATAGGTGGTTTAGTATGGAATGGCAATGTCGACACAATACCTAATTATAAAAATGGATTGAGTAAAATTTATCTCAACAGAGAAGGTATAGATGCTCAAGTAGTGGGCACAGTTGCTATCAACGAAAGCAATCCTTATCAACTATTAATAGACTGGGATGAAGATACATTACCCACAGACACGGTGATTGTAGGCCCAGGTACAACAAGTGGATCAGTTGATTTTATAGTGGATCCTACAAAGTTTGATCCATCAAGTGTTAAGCAAACTGGTAAAAGATTATTATTATTGAAAGGCATTGGAAGTGCTGATAACGTCGACGGAGCAGATGCTTGGAAAGGCGACAGCAATATCGATTTAGTGGCAGGCGAAAATGATATTATTGAATGGAATGGAACAAATTGGCAGGTTATTTTTGATGCCAGTGCCAATCCAGCAACAGCAAGTAATTTCAGTATCAAATATATTACCAATTTAAATACCGGTGTGCAGTACAAATGGAATGGTACAGAATGGTTATTATCATTCGAAGGCGAGTATCGAAAAGGCACCTGGAAGATTCAATAGTCACATAATTAATTACATGAGCAGTAAAATTGTAGGGTGCGGGGCACTCTTCTATACACTAGACACAAAACGTTTTTTATTATTACACAGAGCCCAAAGCAAACAGAACAATGTTTGGGGATTAGTTGGCGGAACCACTACCACAGATCAAAATTTGTGGGAAGGACTTCAAAGAGAAATCAAAGAAGAAATTGGAGAACAACCAATCAAAAAAACCATACCTATGGAAACGTTCATTAGTAATGATGAAAACTTTCTGTATCACACATATCTTTGTGTGGTTGAAAAAGAATTTATTCCACATTTAAACACAGAACACGATGGATATGCTTGGGTAAGTTTTGGCAATTGGCCCAAACCGTTACATCAAGGTTTACGCAAAACTTTTCAAAATAAGACTAATCAGATTAAATTAGACACTGTGTTTAAAATGTTAAGATTGATCAAATGAAAATAATTGGCGATGTTATGTTGGACATATGGGTGCAAGGAGATTGTACCAAAGTGTCTCCTGAAGCATCTGCACTAGTATTAAAAGAATACACACGTAATCACAACGTAGGAGGCGCTGGAAACCTCGCTTTAAACCTGTCAAATCTTGGCGCAGACACGCATCTGTATGGATCGGTGGGCAACGATGCCCCAGGACATAAAATACAGGAAATTTTACTAGAAAACAGCATTAAAACCTACCTATGTCAGGATGGTTCTGCAACCACTACCAAAACACGTATGATAGGACCTGATGGACAGCACCTGTTAAGACTGGACAAAGAGGAAGAATACACACGCGATACACCACAAGAAACTTTACTTAAAAATTTACAAAACAATGACATTGTTATTATTAGTGATTACAACAAAGGTGTTGTTAAAGAACATCTAGTGAGACGTATTCAAGACAAAGTCAAAAGAATTTATGTAGATCCCAAGCAAGATCCCAACATTTATTACGGCTCATATTTGATTAAACCCAACATGAAAGAATACGAAAATTGGTTTGGTAAATTTGATCCACACACAGCAGACATAAAAAGAATACATCACAATTGGCAATGGTTAATTGTTACCGATGGTGCTAATGGTATTCATGTTGTGGGAGAGAACATATACAAACACATCACAGGAGATGCTGTTGAGTTGGCAGATGTCAGTGGTGCTGGTGACACAGTATTAGCAATCATTGTTTATTATCATGAACAAGGCAGTTCAATGATAGATGCTTGTGAAAAAGCATTGAAAGGTGCAAGTAGAGTCGTACAACACAGAGGAGTTACTGTGGTTAAAAAAACTGATATCGAAGATAGAATTGTTTGGACCAACGGTGTGTTTGATATACTACACAAAGGACATTTAGAACTTTTAAAATTTGCCAAACTGCAAGGAGACAAATTGATTGTGGGTATTAATTCAGATGCCAGTGTAAAAAGATTAAAAGGAAACGATAGACCTTTAAACAACACATTAATCAGAGAACAACAGTTGCTACAATTACCATGGGTAGACAAAGTGGTTGTGTTCGATGAAGATACTCCTTTAGAAGCAATTAAAATACATCAACCTAATGTGATAGTTAAAGGTGGAGATTACACGATAGAAACCACAGTGGGTAATGATATGGCTGAAGTTGTAATATTTCCAACTGTACAAGGTTTTTCAACTACAAATATATTAGAAAAATTTAAAAATGGAAACTAAAATAGAAAAAAGTAAATTGATTTGTACAAATGTTTTGAATCAAAAAGCATTTGATATTTTACAACAACAATTAACTTCTGATAGATTTCCTTGGTTTTACAATGACCACGTTGTGGACACAAAAGACATGATGACTGATACAAAATATCAAGTACAATTTGTGCATTGGTTCCATCAGAATTCCACGGTGATAACTTCACATGAAAATTGGCAGATGTTGTTCCCTATTTTTGAGATACTTCAACCTTACAGTTTTATTAGAGTAAAAGCAAACAATATACCAGGAAATGACAGCCAAGTATCGCACGGATTTCACACAGATACCACAGTGCCTTTAAGTTGGACAGCAATATATTACGTTAACACAAACAATGGATATACAGAATTTGAAGACGGAACTAAAATAGATAGTGTAGCAAATTCTATGATTATATTTCCTAGCAATAAAAAACACAGTGGATCAACTTGC